ATGTATGTATCTTTTTATGTAAGAAAAGAAGGAAAATATTGGAGAGGAATTGCACAATTTAAAGTCAACGAAAAATGGGTCCAGCGGTCTGTTATGACAAATGTGCCATGTAATGCTACAGACAATACAGGCAAACGAAAAGCAAAACAATACACGCAAACGTGGTTTAATTCTTTGAATATAGCAAAAGTTCAAAGTTCAAATAAAAGTTCAAACCACGTGCTGTGGGAATATTTAACAAAATGGTACGAGTCTAAAGTGCTAAGCAACAATATTGAAGAAACTACCATGAATGGATATGAGTTATATATAAAATATGTCCGCCATTATTTCCAAAACAAAACAGTTGAAGAGTCCACTCCTGATGATGTCGAGGGTTTTATTTCTTACCTACGTGATGAACAGCAGTTATCCCCTAATACTGTGAAAAAGGCGTACAACGTATTAAAGGCTGGTTTTAAGCACGCTGTGGCATCCAGAATTATAGATTGGTCTCCTTGTGAGCCTGTGGCTACGCCCAAGCAAATATCTGTTCTTCCAAATCCATTAGACGAACCATCACGACGCGTTTTGATCGCTAGGCTTAATGATATAGAGCTAACACAAGAAGTTGTGGCAACGTGGATAGCATATTATACGGGGATGCGCCGCGGTGAAGTGTGCGGCTTGCGCTGGGGTGACATCCAGCTTGCAGGTACCACAAAAGTAATGCATGTGCGCCGTAGTGTTGGAGTGGGGCGAAAAGGAACCTATGTTAAGTCTACAAAGACAAATAAAGATAGGGTTGTCCCAGTTCCCCCTGAACTTGCTAAATTGCTTAACGATAGACGAACAAAAATATTAGAGGAATGCCTAAATGCTGGGGTAGCCTTCTCACCAGATTTATATGTTTGTGGATACCCGGACGGTCGATATTTGAATCCGCACAATCTTACGCATTGGTGGACTGCGCATTCTAAAGAGTGGGGACTGGTTGGCACGCAAAACCATAGACCAACATTCCATGACTTGCGCCATACTTATGCTACTGTCGCCGTTCGTGCGCTTAACATTAAGACGGCGCAGGATATTTTAGGACATTCAGACATCTCCATGACCATGAGATACGCGGATACTGACTTATCGCAAATTGTAGATGCAGCGGGGGCAATGGATAAAGCGCTGTCTGCTCCATCTGGTGATGTAGTTAAGCTTGACAATGCTAGTAATTGGTAAAAAGCAGGCATAAATACTCGTTTGCAAAATTCTAACGGCTTAAAACGCCTTACAACAAGCCGTTTGCCTGCATAAATATACCCGCTGGTTTTAAGTAAATCATTCTTAGGCTGTGGGCGGGGAATTCTAAGCGCTCGCCTACTCCCCTTCGGGAACCCCGCATATCCACAGTTGCACGTGCGCATAGCTATTATACCAAAATTGTCGGACAGAATTACTTATTTGTGTCTCACAAACAGTTTTGTTGGACACAAACGGCAAACAAAAAAGACCCCTCACCTACCATTTGGCAAGTGAGGGGTTCGGCTTGCAATCGCGAATTGCATTGCCTAGACAGCAGCTTGTATTGGTTGTCAGGACGTGCCCTGTAAAACGCCCGTGGTATTCACTGGTTTTGCACTACCACAATGCTACTACCAGCTTGGGATATGGGGGCGTACCCGCCAATATCCGTCATCGCTAATATTGTACCAAAAAGCAAGGGGCGCCACTGTGACAGCGACGCCCCCGGAATCTCCTTCTACCGCTGGCAGAACGAGTAAGTACGCGGGGGATTTGCACATCATGGAGAGGTGTCCCCAGCTCTATGTACATACTACCCCTTTACAATGACGCTACACCGCTTTTCTTCATCAAACCACGTAACCTTTACGGCTAGATAATGGTCTTTGATAAATCGTTCAACGCCTTTACGGGATGCGAAGTGCTCGGTACGTATCTTTGAGTATTGAAAACCTGGATTATCAGATAGTGTGCTCCACACTGTAAGCTTCCAGTCCTCCATTACTTCTTTTTCTCCAAAGCATCAATGCGCTTGGACTGCTCAAGTAGCATCTGGTGGCACTCTACAAGCATCTGATGCATGTCGATTGTGTCGCCTGCACTTGCATTTTTATAATCCCAGCCTTTGAATTGCAAGGCATCAAAGATAAATGCCAGGCGGTCATACACATTGCCACGTGCCTTATCCTTAGCACTTCCTGCCCAGCAATATCCCCAAATCTTTTCCATCGTACGAGTTGCAATAGCTTCAATATCTGCACTAGTCACTTCGTCATCATCTCCTGTAGTAATTTGCTTCCATAAAGCGTTCCATTTTGCATTGTTGATATAAGGCGCGGGACAATGCTTCCAAGGGTCAGCTGTTTTGCCCACGCTTGCTACACTTGCAGCGTCATAGTGGCGCAGTACACGGCTTGCTGGGATACCGTATTTATCCATCAAGTAGCGCACAAGATAGATAAGCTCGGCGATTTCCGCATCGCTAAAATCTCGCCCATCACTTACTACCTCAATAGAGATTGAGCGTTGATTAAGATCGAAATTGCCCACTGCCCAGGCGGTGTCGTCTAATGGCACTGACTGGTAAATCGTCCCGTTACCATCAATGAAGAGATGCGCAGATGCACCACGATTGCCGCCGCTAAAGTACAGGCAATTATTACGCGCACTTGCTTGTGAGGACGTGTAATGAATAAAGATGTATTCAGGCTTTTTACCACCGCGCCCGCGTGTATAGGTGCGCGAGCTTGCCCAAATGGCTTTCCAAGGATACCAAGCCATTAGTGCTCACTCTTTGCCAATGGGCTAGTGCCCTGCTCGACCTCGGGAAGTCCTGCAATGCTAGTGAGGATGGAGGTCACTGCTGCTACACCTGCTACGGATGCAATCTGCACCCAATCTAGGTCAGTAAAACCAACAGCACCAGTGCCAATCAAAGATACGGATACCTGCGCAAATGTCTTTAGTGCACGTATACCTGCGGCGATTGCCCACTTTTTAATACTCATGCTTACTCCTTTGTCTTAATGTTTGCTAATAGGTCTGTGTGTGTCCCGCACTTACTCTCAAGCTCACCCATACGGCTTTCAAGTGCAGTAACGCGCAATTCCATACGCGATAAATCAACCGTATGGGCGTTTAGTCTCTCGGTAATTCCGTCTACTTTGGCTTCAAGCTTTTCAACCATTGACTTAAGCTGGTCAAGGCTTACCGTCAAAGCTTCAAAGCTACGTGCTGCCTCTTCGCGGTCTTGTAGCATCGTGCGCGCAAAGAGCACCAAAGTAATTACTGGTACCGCCAGGCTTAAGAGTGGCTGCCAATCATTCATAGACACCTCCTAAATCTTGTAGCCGTATACAGCAATAATGCCAATCACATTTGCGTGAGAGGTGTAAATACCTGCATTGTCAGTTGGCTGGAATCTGTGCTCTTTAGCCCACCATGCAGAAGTGGAATCATTGGGACGTGCGGCATTAATGGTTTTGGAGTTGCTTTGTATTTCAAAGCATTTATTTTTGATAAAGACCATATTGTTTGAAGGCTCCATTGCCACAATGGAGAATTTCATCCCCCCACGCGGGTTATAAAGCGTAGTTGTGCCCACGTCTCCGCCTGAGGTTTGATAGACCACATCAAGGCGGGTGTAATTGGTTACAATATCGGAAAGAGTAATCTGAGCGCTTTTTGTGCTTTCGTAAGTTCCACTAAACAGGCGGGCAGGCTGTGGACTAGCAATATTGCCAATGATCCACTCGGCACTTGGTGTTAGTCCATCAAGTTCAACCTTGATAATTGGTACATATACATCAGGTGCACCGTCTAAAATATTGCCCTTTAGCGGGACATTAGGGTCAGATAAGTTTTGACTCTTAGATACAGAATTGCCGGCTACTACCTTGAGTTCTGCTGTTTCGGTATTAGAGCTATGGTCTGCGATATAACGCACGCATATTAAATCACGCCGCTTTGCAGATTGTGAGCCAGACTGTATGGATACTTGTGTACTGCCAGTTAAGCGGACAAATCTACCATTAACTAAAAGTCCACATGCAGGTATTTGTAGTCTATTTGCTCCTTGAAACGTAAGCTTAGGCAGACTGTTGCCCATCACATATGCGTCTCGCCCAGCAAGCCCAGCGAATAAATTTGCCACATCATCAGAAGACACATGAGCTGACCTTGCGGCACCTGTGACTAATTCAACTGTCATTAATCAACCTTCTCTTTCTTACCACTCATTAAGTTTTGTACTGCAATGAGAAAGTTTTCATGTGCTATATCAAATAACTGTGCGTGGTGGCGACACAAGATAACTTCACGCTCAAACCCGTTTTTATCAGTGTATGTGCGCGTTTGGAACAGCTCGACTTTTTGGTCATCTTTGATATATTCTTCGCTCTTGCATCCCTGTACATCACACATCCACAAGGAATAACCTGTGTGCTTGCTCATTACCTCACCACCGTTTCGTAAGAGATTGTGCCTTCGGGCACTTTGACAATCTTTTTTGTAATAACAGCATGGGCGGTTATCCCTGTTGACAAGTCAACGCCGCCCACTCTATCCCCTAAATCGAATACCAGATCAGAGTCATCTGGTATATCAACCTCTATGTTTTTAGACTTTTCCCAAAGCTCTTTTAGCTTCTTCTTGCCGTCTGCTTCTAGATTTTCAGTACTGGAATAGTCGTAAAGCTCTACAACTTCATCCAACCCAAAAATGCTTTGTTGCCTGGAAATGTTCCCGTTTTCATCCATATATAAGTCAATTACATGTCGGTTATGCAACTCACCTTTGCCCAAGCAACACAAATGATTGGTTGGTCGCTCAGTTTTAATATCCACTCTAAAGGCATCTGTTGGTAGTTCTTCGCTATTTGAGTAGTCAATTGCTTTCATAAAGTCAAGGTGTAGGCGCACTGGATTACCAGTCCATGTAGCGCGAACTTTCGCGTTATATTCAACGCAAAGTTGCCAAAACGCCGCCCACAGGCTCATATAACGCCCAGTGTCTTTTTGTGCTTCGTCTTTATTTACGCCTTTGAATGTATGGTTAACTTCAATTCCACTGTTAAATTGTCCGGTGATTACAAAGCCACCTAAACCGCACCCGTCACATAACTCCTGGGCAACCTTATTTAGCTCACCATTAACAACACGGTAGTCTTGTCCAATCTTAGGCGCAACTACGCGTTTGGCTAAAATGCCAGTCCAACTATCCCCAACAACTGTTAGCTGCCTATTCTTGACATCATAGCCACGGATAACGCCGCCAATATCGCTGTTCTCACAATAAATAACCCCTCCTATTTCGGGAGGGGTCGTTCCATACTGCCATTTTAAAGAGAAGTCGTTTTCATCGTTGCCATAAGCAAAGTCGCCTGTGGCATCAAATATCCCAACATCTTCTAGCTTTTTATTGGTTACTATAAGCTCCAAGGCGGCTCACTCCTCTCTTGTATTTCTTCAAGCGTTACTCCATAGCTTTGCCCCCAGGCGATTGTTTGCGGTCCACGGGGCACACGCTCAAAAATATAGCTCCCGCTGCCTTTAGCGCCCCGCCTACGGTTAGCAAATTTGTTTTCGCTTTGCCCAAATTCACCAATAAGCTCAATAGAATGCCCAATTTCACCTATGCGCGTTGGGTCAACCACTAGTCGGGCGCCTGATGGGACATCCACGTTTTCTACTGCGTAAATGTTCGTCCCAATTTGGATGTATGGGTTTTTGCACGCACCCCAAAATGTAATACGTACTAAAGCGTCTGTGCCAAAAGTAATATTAGTGCCTATCTGCGTGTAGGCAAAATCAAATGGGTAATCATGAGGGTAATTTAATCCATATTCACTTGTTTGGTCACCTGAGCGGCTTAACAGCTCGTGAACCTTAGTTTTACGCCATACACCATCAAGCAAGACTACAGTAAGCTTGCCCTCAACGTAGTCACCATCAACTTTTGAAGTATCAAACCCTGTAATATAGGCTCGCTGTTTCCAATCACCGCAAGCGATAAGTTCGCCGCAAGTTTTTTCACGCACGTCTCTATCGCATACGATTCTGAATTGCTCCATTAGTTCTCGGTTACGCGTGACAAAGTCTGTTTTAACCGTCTTCGCTAAACGTTGGGCATTTAATAAAGAATGGGCGCCCAGGTCGATATCCCAGGCGCCAACCCTTAAGTCAATAGCCTTTTGCGTGTGTAAGTCGCCACTATCAAGCTCGAATACTTCGCCTGTAGACGCTTTGTATTTTAGGTCAAACCTCATAAACTACTCCTTACAAAACGCCCTAACTCTCGGTTATTTACTACTAATTCAAAGCCTTCTAATTCATTGCGTATGGAGCGGGCAACTACAGAAGCGAGCAAAGCTGGATCTGCTTGTTGCCCACTTCCTCCAATGCGCTTAAGCATTTCTTCTGCTACTGTTCCTGCAAATGGCGATACATACTTTTTGTTGGTAAGCGGGATAATGGCTTCTGCTCCAGCTTCCCCAACTACATCTTTTGGTGTAATCATGGTCGGCTGGTTAGCGATAAACCCATCTGCATGCAGGCGCATGGAATTACGTGATGCAATAAACGCGCCACTTGCGTGTTGGCGCAAAATGCCACCAGCTGCGTGTGGAATACCACTCAATACACTTACTACTGTCTGCCCAACCCTATCTAGTGCGTTTCGTGCGCTATTAATCTTATCCATCAATGGTTTAGTGTTTCCATCAAACGTAGTGGTCTTGCTGCTTGGGATTGAAGCAATCTTAATTCCAAGGTCTTTGACGCCGTTTGTAGTTTCCTGGACGCTGCCGTCATCAGTTACTTTGTAATGTTTGTCGCCAACCTTAAAATCATTAACGTTGCCAAGCTTGCCCATTTCATTAAAAACAGTTCCATCGTCAGTTACCCAGTAGTTTTTGCCTGCAATGGTGAACTGAGCTAAGTTCTGCAAGTCTTTAATGTTGCCGTAAATAGTTCCGTCGTCTGAAATTGAGTAATGCTTATCGCCTACTTCAATCTGTGCGAACTCCTCACACTTAGCAGCTTGTTCAGCAAGCGCATTGATGATGTTCTCTTTATTTTCTTTGAAACCATCAGACTGCTTCATTAAGTTTTCTAGCAAACTTGCAGTACTACCATCCCAATTCTCAGCAATGCTTGTTAGCTGCTCAGACGTAAGCTGGGCAAAATCCTCAACGCTAATTCCAGCTTCGGACAATTTTTGTGATAAGTCGGCAATACCAACACCGGGCTGTAAAGACGCTTCAAACATGCCTTTGGTTGCAACGCTTAGTTTTTGCGCTAAGGTTTCATAGCCAGCAGCTACGCTTGTTAGTGTTTTGCCAGCTTCACCTAGTGCGTTTTCATGTCGTTCTACTGAAAGAGTGGCTTCCTCGATTGATTTTTTATACTCATCAATCTTGTCTTTATGTGCACCATCAGCAAGTCCCTTAGCATATTCTTCTGCTGTCCTTTTATCACCAGTCTTTTTTATCTCTGAGCTATGCTCCGCATAATACTTTTTATTTCTTTCGTAAGCGTCTTTCCAAGCTTGCTGTTCAGCTGCATATTGGTTTTGCGCTTCTGCTTGCGTTGAATAAGCTTCCTCAAGATTCTTAGTTAAAGCATTAATACGCGCTTCTTCTTTTTTCTTCTTGATTAGCTCGTCAATATGAGCAGACAAATCCTGGACCTGTCCGTTGGCATCGGTGTACTTACCATTCATTACGTCTTGTGCGGTAATGGACTCGCCTGTCGCTTCGTTAAATTCCTTAATTGCCCAAGTTAGCCTGCCTTGCGCTTCGGCGTTAAGGTCAGTTTTGCCAATACTATCTTTAAGAATCCCCTGTACTGAATTAAGCTTGCCAATCTCTGATTCTGCTTGTTTAGCGTTCTCGTCCATCGCTTTAGCGTGGTTTTTGATTGACTCGGTAAATTCCTCAAAGCTCTTAGCAGACAACTTAGCTACTTGTCCAGCTCCTGCTATCCCATCGCGATATTGATTGAGATTTACAGCTCTTGTTGTAGCGTCACGAACTGCGTTAAGAGAATCTTCAAAGTCTTTTTGGCGCTTCCAGCAGTCGTATATTCCTTTTGCCAAGGCTACTAAGCCAACAATAAGTACGGCAATACCGGCTGTTTTAAGCGTAGCCATTGCGCCTGTTAGGCTAACTGTATTTCCTTCGACAGCGTCTAACCCCTGCTGCACGCTTTCGAGCGCACCATTAAAGGTTTTACTATCTTTTAGCACCTGCGAAAATACATTGCCAAATCCACCAAGGTATTTACCAGCTTCAACAGCACCTAAACCAAAGCCGCCAAGAAGTTTAAGAGCTGGACCAAGCAACCCCATAAATACGGCAATGCCAGTTATGCTAGTCTTTGTTCCAGAACTTAACCCATCAAAGCCCTTAAACACGTCTTTTGCTACATCAGCAGTCTTAGATAAAATAGGCGCAAATGATTGCCCTAGTGAATCTCCAGCAGCCTTAGCAACATTTTTGATTTTTTCTAATGCACCAGAAAAACCCTCTGACTTTTGTGCTGCTTCTCGTGCAGCATCCCCAGCTGCACCCCATTTATCACTAACGCCATTCCATGCATCCTGGGAAATAGTAAGTGAATCATTTAGAACGTCGGTTGTATTCAACAAGCCTTCAATAGCCTGTTTTTGGCGAACAGAATTAATGCCTAGCCCAGCCAACACCGCGTCTACTGACTCACCATTATCTTTAACACCCTTTAAACTTTCAATAAACTTTTGCAAGGTTTCAGATGGTTTAGTGCTCCATGCTTCTGCGAACTCGTCTGCGCTCATATGCATTGTCTTTGCCAGCAAATCCATCTTTGCACCAGCGTGTGTTACCGTCCCGTCAACAATGCCTTGTAGCGTAGAGAATGTCTTACTCATTGCTGTACCAGCTGCTTCTGAGTTTTGTCCAGTCGCAGCGATTGCAGTTGCCCAAGCCAATACCTGCGGCGTAGTAAAACCAAAAATCTGTCCAGCAGATGCAATGCGATTAGTGACCTCTAGGATATTAGATTCTTGCGTAGGCATGTTGTTGCCCAGGCGGACTAATGCGTCACCGAATCGAGGTAGATTGTCATGTGTTAAATCGCCCATGATATTAGATAGCTGACCTAGGCTTGTTGCGATTTCTTCTGCGTTAAGGTTGGTAGCAATATCAAGGTTAGACGTAACTTCGGCAAATGCGCCTAACTTATCTGCTGCCACACCAAGTTGTCCGCCCAGTGCTTCAATTTCTAAAATCTGAGATGCACTAGTTACATGTGTAGTCGAAAAATCAACAGCAGCCTTGCGCAATGCTTCAAATTGCTCTGGTGTGCCATTGACCGTCTTTTTCATATTGCGGAATGACGCGTCAATTTCTTGTGCAGCACTAACAGACGCATATCCAGCGGCAGCGACAACAGGCGTTATTGTAGAAGATAAAATACCACCGACTCGCGCTAAAGCATCAAATGATGCACCATGCCGGCTCGAAAGACGGGTAAGTTCATTGGCAGCACCTTGTGCCTGCGCCTTTGTCTCTACAAGCTCAGTTTGGACCTGTTTAATCTCAGAACACGCGTGGGCAGTATCCATGTCCTTGAATGCTTTTTTCATCGCGACATCAAGTGTCTTGGCGTTCTGCTCTGCTTTTTTAAGATCATTCTCTAATGATGACGTGCCTTTGCCGCCGTCTCTAACATTAAGAGTGCGAATCTTTTCTTTAATTTCGGCAATTGTGCCTTTAGCGCTTTCCAGTTTTTGCTTTGCATTAGTATAAGCTTGTTCTGTGCGTTGGACTTCTGCTGTCCAGTCTTTTTGACTATTTTTAACCTTACTAAAAGCATCAGTATTTTTGTAAGAGTCCAACTTTTGCTTGAGAAGTTCTGCTTTATTTTTAGCTGCTTCTTCTTGCTCTTGTAAATTACGTACCTTAAGCGAAACAAGCTGAATGTTATTTGGATCAAGCTTAAGCGCACGGTCCAACTTCTCGCCATTTTGCTTAAGTTGGGCAAGTCGAGTATCACATTGTGCAATTGAACTATCAAGCTTCTGTACGTCTCTTGATTGTTTAGCAAAACTAGACCGTCCATCAAGCTTTAGCATTTCGGTGTTTAAGCTGCGCAGCTTAAAGTTTGCGTCTTGTAGACTGGCACGCATATTTTCAAGTTGTACTACTTTGTCATACGCAGCAGCTTCACTTGTCGCCTGTTTCCATGCTTCACGTAGGCGCAAAATTTCAGCAGCTTTTTCTTCACCAAGCCAAGATGTAGTGCTCTTAGATGCAAGTTCTTTATTGCTTAGCGTTTGTAGTTTTGGCTTGCCTTTTTGATTATTAGCGGCATACATGCGCTCAAGCTCTTTGTTTATTTCGACATAGCGCTGTTTTGCTTGTGCCGCTTCAAGCCCAGCATTCTTAGTCTTTTTAGCCAGCTCATCTATAGTGGTGACTACCTCTTTAGACTTGTTAGAATCAAAAAAGGCTATGCGTTCACTACCCAGCTTTTTAATACTTGCCTTTGTCTTGCTCATTTTTAGGGCAGTGTTTTCTGCTTCTTTTGATAACTCTTTAAGCTGACGATTGATAAGACCAGTATTCTGTGGGCTAATCTTTAGCGACCTGCCGACTGCTCTTAGCTGTGATTGGGTTTGTCGTGCAGCTTGATTTACAGATACTAAAGCTTTCTTAAGCTCGCTTGCATCGCCACCAAACTTAATACTTAAACCTTTAACATCATCAGCCATAAATACTCCTGTTAAAAATTATCAATGTCATCTTGGGTCGCTTCGCGTATGGTCCGTTTTGGCTTGTTGCTGTTCTCCATTGCACGCGAATTACGGTCAGAGTAGGCAATGAGCAAGTTAAATATTGTTGCGTAGCTACTGCGCATAATTTCACGTAACGATAGCCCACATTCCAGCGCAGTTATAACAACGTCTGTATATGGATGATTACGCTTGCTCTTGTCCACTATCTTTTGTACTGGTTGTTCCGCTGTCAGTTGCAGCGGGTCGAAAAAAGCCGCTCTGCATTTCGGTAATTACAAAACTTGCAATTCCGTCAGAGTCCACCGCCTTAACTGTTTTAATCCAGTCGTCATAACTTGGAATACGTTTATTGGCGGCAACATCGCCATCCATAAAGCCAATCTCAGATGCAGTGCGTAACATTGCCCAGAGTGCCTGGATATTCTTTGTCCAGTTCTCGTTGGTATAATCAACGGTCAATACTTCGCCTTTTGAATCCAGCTCGTACCTAGACTTCGACATGTCAATACGCCCAAATACGTCTTGAATCATATCCGCATGGAATTGCTGCTCATAAATAACTAATGTCCAGGCGGTGCAGTAAGCTTCATGCTCGCCTGACTCGTCAAATACAATCTTGCTCATATTTCTCCTCTTCCAAATCACATCCGTACACACGTATGCACCTATCCACCAGCCAATAAGGAGTACAACATCGTTGAAAGGAGGGGAAAAGACGACATGCAAGAGGAGAGGTGCCAATGGATAGGCACATATGCGTATACGAAAAATCCCCTAGTAGCTAAGTAATAGCCACTAGGGGAATAAAGCTAAACTATTAAAACTTAAGCTGCATTACTATCAGGGAGGTAAACCTTCTCGAACCACTTACCAAAAATAGCCTTAGTTGCAGTTTCATCCGTAACAGATGCTTTAACAACGTCACGCTTTACAGACGAAATTGTCTGCTTGGTGGTAATTGCTTTGCCGCTCATGGTATTGGTATCGGGGGTGGTGGAATCAGTCTTAGTATTGCCTTCCTCAGTTGCGCGGGAGAAGGTAACCTTATAAAGCAAGCCACGCTTAGCGATCTTAGAACCACTAAACTCCCACATCAAAGCAATTGTGTTAGGCTTTGCGTCTGCAACCTCAATCTGAACCTTGTTTTTGTCCTGAACCTCGCCCAAAATGTCGCGACGCATCTCGTCAGTAATATAAGCATCTTCTAGTTCAACGGAATAACCACCATTGGTAGAGAAAGACGCATAGGCTACATCATCTGCATAAAACGTAGACTCACTACCCTCTGGTGTAAGAGTAAGCTTGATCGCACCAGGAATAGGCTTGGGAGTATCGTAAACGCCTGTGTCCTCTTTGTAAATTGCATAGTAAACGTTTTTTACACCAAAACGTACACCAGCGTTTTTATCTTCTGCCATTTATTTTGTCCCTTCGTCTGGGTGTATCGTGAACTCGTAATCAATGACGTAAGCTCGTCCGTTATCGTCATAATCAAAGTCACGCTCAAATGTTCCAAAATTCTTAGTAATCGCTTCTTCGACTTTTTCTTCGACTTCATCACGACGTTTATCCAGCCAGAGCGAAACAATAAATTTTTCTAATACTGCGTAACGCTTCCCATCAGCAAATAAAATTGTTTCCCCCGAATGGTGAAAAGTGATAAAAGGTAGGTTAGGCAATGGATTATTTGGTGTCGTAGTATCTGCACCGGATATATAATCCCCGTATCGTGTCTGCGCAACTGGAAGTCCAGTTTTCTTAAGCGCCTGATAAACACGTGTTCGATTATTCACTAATCCATCAACCCCCTATCTAAGTGTTGTTTTATTACCTTCATTACCTCTTTTTTGCCGTTTTCAGCTGCCGCTTTGATATGCGTTCGCCCGGCTACGTGCTTAGTACGTGCAGGTGTCGCATGTCCATGCTCTAGCAAATGCGGAAGTCCAGGTTTTCCTGAATGAACAACTACTTCTAGCTGCCCACGCCCTAATAGCTTTAAGTCTGTTTTAATTGACTTTCGATAGTTAATGCGTGAGTGGCGGTTGGTTCTAAATAAACTTTTCGCACCTTTGCGCCACTCTTTCGCAGCTACCTTTGAGCCAGCCTTCAAAGCGTCTGGTAATACGTGATCAACCACACGCTGCTCTACGCCGTTTAGGATTGCTCCCAAAGCAAAAGCAAAATCATCTGCGCCACATTCTTTACTGCTCATTGCGGATCATCCGCCCTAGCGTGAGTGTGACGAACTCGCCGTTATCAGAGACACGGACAATATCCATCTTTACTCCGCCAAAGATCGCTTCTGTTTCACCGTGATAGTCACTTGAGTGTAGTTGCACCTTTGCGTCTGCTCTGAGTCCAGTTGTTAGCGCAGCTGTCCATGCCGCCCCAGAAATAGTGAATCTATTGCATGGGACACGACGTAGGTTTTTTTCATCGCTTGCGTCTGGTCTGATAAAGTTACCTTCATCGTCCTGGAGTGGCGTATTGGAGCTTGGCTGAACAACAAAGGCTATCGTATCTCGCCAGCCAGCCATTATTTACCAACTCCTGCAATCCCGCCTGTACCATTAAGCAGCGAACAAACAATAACGTTGTACGTCCTCATAAAGCGGTCTGCTTCGTCGTTGTCTAAGCCAAAGTTAGCTTTAGCGAACAACACAATAGCTTGCTTAACAATTGCAGGGTAGCTGTTTTCATCGTCCCCAATAAACTCTTTAAGAACGCCTTTGTTTTGCATGTCAAACAATGCAGCATCAATTAGCGTTTTAAGTTCAGGGTCATAGTATCCATCAGATACACGAACTGCGCTCCTGACCTCGTCAAGCAAAGCCATTGTGTGTCCTTCCAATATTTCTAGCTATTAGCACGTTTAAACTTTGTGTATGACTTGTCGTTATAAGCAACAACCAGTTTTCCGTGCCCAGCATTATTAATCTGTTCCATGCGCTCTCTAGTAACGTCTATCTCGTCACCTGCATAGCGGTAATCACCAGTTACTATGTCAATAAATGGCGCGACAACAAGCACATGAATAGGTTTTTCTTCAATCATGATTAGCCAGCACTCTTGGTAAGCAGAATCATGCCAGTGGTATCCAGCGGCTTACCATCTGCAATAAGCAAATGACGGGTCTTAAAGCGATTAGTATCCTTGTCCTCCCAATTATCAGCACGCAACTGAAGGTTGGAGTTAATCATGTAATCCTTAAGGTTTGCATAAATTGCAAATACCTCAGTATTAGCAGCAGCGTCAAAGTCCTTTAGAATTTCATCGCCAACAGGGATTACAGTCTTACCAAGGAAGCGCTTGATCTCTTGACCATTTACGCCATAAGTAGTGTGGCAAATTGGGTTGCCGTTAGTGTCAACCATGCCGTTAACATACTGTTCAAACGTTGCGTTGTTCATGATGATAACGCCGTTAGAGTAAGCAGGCTTAATCTTAGCCTTAAAGTTCTTGTGCCAAGTATCCCACTTGGTCATATCGGCTGCCTTCATGGCTGCCTTAGTCTTGACACGTGGGTCCTTAGTAATACCCAAGGGCTGACCGGAGCCAGTGCCGTTAGCAATGGCTAAGTCCAAAGCATCGCCCATTGCCGCAGCTGCGATAGCAACATAGCGGTCATTAAATGCCTTAAGTGTGGTGTAGTTCTGTAATGCGGTGCGTGCAGTACGAACTTCAAGCGCGTAATACTTGAAAGAAACACGCTCAGCCTTGGCATCCTGAACATCAGAAACAGCAGCTTCCGTAATCCATGTTGCAGTAGGCTTAAAGTTAATTACTGGATAATCAACACCACCAGGGACATTGTCATGCGTTACGTAAGGATACAAAAGGGCGTGTTCGCGCATCTCTTCCACTACGCGGCTAGACAAAGTAGTGGGGATTGCCAAGCCTGTATCGTTAGTAGTGGTTACAGTGTCCTTACGCTGTGCATACTGTGCAAACTCACTAGGGATCTCTGCGCCGCGGGTAATATAAGCAGCAAATGCACGCTCATATTCCTCAGACCCCAAAGCTTCCTCGGTGCGGTCAATCTCCTGGATACCGCGCTGTGCAGTCTTATCAATAACAAGACCCTCGCCACTAGATACTTTTGCAGCCTTAGCGGAGCGCAGCTGTGCCACACCCTCACGGCGGGCATCCTCAGAACGAATAATCTCAACCTCTGCGTCAATCTCACGCATTTGCTCGTCTGTAGCGTCCTCAGGGAGATTAGTTGCAAGCTCAATGATAAGCTCACGGCGCTGTGCGTAAGCGTTGGTGCCCAGTGCTCGATAAGCGCGGGCATCCATATGATTAAACTCCATGTTTTTACCTTTCTGTTAGATTGATAAAGCCTTAGCCTTCAAGGCAAGCCGCTGTTTTGCTAACTGCTTTGTGGCTAAATCGCGCTGCTGCTGCTCCAACAGCTCTTTCTCAATCACTCCGTCAAGATAAGAACGCGCGTGTATTTCGGTATCCTGGTCGGCGGGGATAGACACCGCGGATACATCGAAAACCTTAATAACATTGGTGATGGTTGCTACTTTATTTTCTGAATCATATTGGTAGCCATCTTCACCAATCGCAAAACCCCAACTCATGCGGTCAATAAGTCCGTTTTTAATGGCTTCGTATAAATCACGTCCAGCTTGTGAACCGCCAAGGTCTGCTTTTATATATAAGCCGTGTTCGTCAATACTTAATTCAAGCGTTTTATTGCGCAAGCGCGCTAATGTTTGCCCTTCATGATTGAGCTGGAAGATAACATCGCTCATATCTGCGTTATCCAAAGCACTACACAACACGCGCTCTTTCCAGCCATACACGCCAAAATCGTACGGCTCGTCAAATGTAGTTGCATAACCTTCTACGATGTACCCAGTATCGCCAACCGTAGAAAAGCTACCAAAGAAAGACCGGTATTCACGACTACCGTCTGTTTTGAATGGCATATTATCGTTCTCCGTTATTGTCTGTACCGTAGTTGTCGGTATCGTTGTATAACTGGTCATCTCCGCCAAGATCCTTGTCGGGATTATCTTTTGGGTCGGGAATAGGCAAAGTAGCCATATCTACATATTCGCCGCGTATCCAATGCTTCTTGCCCATCTCGGCTTCCTCGCCCTCAAGTGGCGGTAATTGCAAAATTTCACGTGCTTCATTCATTGAGAAAATTCCACGGTCCACCATATCGCGGACCATGTTGCGCTTAGATGCAGCGCTCATGAATTGCAAGCGATTAGCCGTAAAAGTAATACGGTTAGTTATTTGCTCACGCGTAGAAAAAATCATCTTGTTTAAGCCGTCAGAAAGCTGGATTGCAAAAGGCTCAATCTTGCCCTCATAGTATCCATCCCAGGTTTCCTCGGTAATCTTGTTCTGCAAAATATCCTGCGTGCAGCCAAAATAGTTAAATACATGATTGTCGATACGTTCCATCTCTTTATCAGAGATAACATATGGTTTATGAGTTACTGGCTGAACGGAATCAAACGTTTGGTCATATAAAAGAAGTCCAGAGTTGTTATTTCTAAAGTTGTCCTCTGCAAACTCTTCACGCTTTTTATTTTGGTCCTCTGGCTTAACCATTCCAGACTGTTTACCAATAAATAAAATCTTTGAACCAATCTTAATGGCGTTTTCTTCCGCTTGCGCTTGCGCTCGCAATAATCGCATAGTCCCACGAAACGCATTAGATGAACCAAAATAGTCTGATTCATATTGGTATTTGCTCAACATGCAAACATTACGGGTTTCAATAGAAACTATGTCCCCAGTAGGCAAGGTAAAGCGTGCCCACACTTCCCCGCCGTACTCGACAAGCTCGCATAAGTCAAATTTAAGCGGGTATAATCCGTTAATCTGACCGCGCTTATCAAAGCTCGGGATAATTGCACAGCTACAATCTACCTCGTAAATAGTTGCTACGCGATACAAAAACGAACTCCACGTTGTGTCTTTATTGGGACACGTATGAAAAGCTCGCACAATCGCATCATTACTTGTACCGTCAATGTGTGGTTCTAGCTTTGACACCGCAGTTGCAAACGCATGAATGCAAGCACGCGTAATGCTTTCCTCGTAAACTGAGCCATCGAATGTAGAAAAAGCAGGGTTGTACTCGGTAAACGTCTTAAAGTACGCACTGGTTGGTTGCGTTGGTTGCTTTTTATTGCCAAACAGATTTTCCAGTAATCCCATATCACCACCCTAACTTTTCGCTAATAAAAAACGCGCCCCACATACGGGACGCGCCATGTACTAAACAAAAGTCGCGCTGTTGCTACGCAGCTCTTGCGACACTAACAATATAACACTTTTATACGTCAATAGCTGTCAGTCGTTGTCAATTATACAATAAAAACTAGCTAATTATGTTTTTATATTCATCCTCACGCTTAAGCAACACGACATATGCAATAAGCTCAGACATAAAACCATCAATGCGCTTTTCAGGGACTAAGCCTTTCTTTACAGGCTGGATATTGTCGTTTACATCGCGCTTAATAGCAACATTCATTCTGCACCAACGTTGAATGGGATTGTTGTTATCTACAATGCGCCCACTTTTATACTCAGCACGCAGCCGTTTCATTGGGTCAGATAATGTTTGCGCGCCCTGTCGAACGCGCTCAACGCGTGACTTGCCAACTAGATACTCTGTTTGTTGCATGGTGCTATCGTCCATATGCCACGGGTCAACCCCGACTGCAAATGTATAAATGTCCATTTCGTCGCGCAGCTCAACAATCCAGTCATTTAATACAGACTTCGGAATGTTATTTCCTGGCACTACGCGCAACAATCCTTGAGCTTCCCACAGGCGATACGGCACACCATCACGCCCACGTTGAGCATTACCGTTTTCATATGCTTCTAGCTGTTCGCTAGGAATCCAGTACATATGCTGTGCGTAAATTTTATCATCATCTTTGCGCATACAAAGCATAGTTCCAGCGGTTAGGTCGATAGAGTCTGAAGCATCAAAACCAACAATGCCGTAATCGAACTTAGCTTCTTTCCAGTCGATACATTCCTCACTGCCGCATTCTTCCCATGTTAGCCATGCGGCGGCTTCATTTTGTGGGATATTAAAATCTTTAGTAAGCAGTGTAGGCAAAAACGAAGGATCTTGTTTAGCCTTCTGTACATTTGTACGTAAATGCTCAATCTTTTTTACAGTGCCTAATCCAGGGTTAGCTTTTATCCAACAACTTTCGTCTGTCCAGTCTTCTGTACGTGAGTCCAGTTCCCAAATAATTGGCAAGAAGTGATCATTCTCAATTTCACCTTTTAGCCAGCCTTCTGCATACTCATATTGAGAATCATAGATAGAGTTCCGGACAAATCCAGCAGTAGTAATCTCAAGAATCAATGGTTGTGCTCGTGCCGATATGCCCTGGACAATCAAATCATACGGCGCGCGGTCAGTCCATGCCGCCAACTCGTCACAGACAGCACAATGAATATCCAAACCGTCCAAAGACTTAGGCGTACCAGAAAGCGTAGTGATATACCCCTTGTTCATGTCACATAAAATACCAGATTGTTTGCGCTCACGAATTGTGCCCGTATGTTCGCGTTTTCTTAGTACTGCCGACTGCTCCATCATCTTAACTGCCGCACCATAGCACAGCGCAGCCTGCGCTTCCGTAGTAGCAATAGAATAAACTTGTGGTGCGCCTTCGCCATCTGCAACCAACATATACTGTTGTATAGCAGACACCAGTGAAGTTTTTCCGCACTTGCGAGCCATGATAATTAGCGCTTCGTTAAACTCGCGAACACCATCTGCGCCAACAAACCCAAATATCAACCCAATAATAAACTTCTGATAAAGTTCAAGCTTAAACTTCTGCCCTAGTTTTCCGCTCGGAATATAGCAGAATTGCTCGATAAACTTTTCGGGATGCGTTGCTTTCTCACGATCATAACGCCATTGTTTGTAGCCATGCTTTATGCGCTTGTCCATAATCTCGCAAAGCTTGTATACCTTATTAGATGTAATAATTTCGCCAGACAAAACACCTTGGATATAAAGTTCTGCACCAGTTAGTTGTTCAGTGTCAACCATAACTTACCCCTGCAAGAAGCTATCCAGCTCGTCCCCGCCAGCAGGAGAAACGGCAGTCGCAATTTTAAGCATAGATAATGCAGCTTTCTTCTGACTCATAAGCTTATTAAATGTATGTAAATGTGGACTCGTTTCCGTCTTATGAAGACCTTCTACAGTTGTCCCCTCACTCTGTAAAACACGACGCTCATTATCCATCAGCTCGCAAATGTCGCAGTAGTCCACCAAAATGTCATCAATAATTGGGTCTGTTGTATCGTAGTTCTTTGCAAACAGCTTGTAGCGTTCTGTATTGCGCGTATTATCCAGCTTAACCATTGATACTCTCCATCCTTTGCGGTCGTCCTTGTTCATCGAACCAAACTCTTGCTGGCAGCACATCTTTTTGTGCGCCATAGGTGCCCATCGCTTTGTGTCTTGCAAAATGACAATCCCTGCAAAGTCCAACCAAGTTATCCTGATTAACTGTCACCGCAGGGTTATCAATATTTTCTGGAGTAAGTGGTTTTATGTGATGAACTTCATCAATAGGCGTAACTAGTCCTCGTTCCTGACAATCGGCACACAACCCATGCTGTCTTGCCTTACACAACTCACGAGCTTTTATCCATTTTGTTGACCTATAGAACCTCTTAGAGAATGCTTGTGCCATAAGAAACCAGCTATTCTTACCTCTAACTCCCCCAGAAAAATGTAGAAAACTATCCTAAATATATCAAAGTTTTCGACAATTTTGTAGAAAAGTAAGCGGTTTATACAAAAAGTTTTCGACAATACACATTATATAAGACATGTATTAACTCTAAAAATGTAGAAAACTGGTTTTAAAAAGCAATTCGCATAAAATCCTAACCCTTGACGCCGGTCTCCCCGTTTGCGCAGGTCAAAGCCCCTATGGGGGGTATATGAATACTTGCTCATATACACATATAGGATAAATTTATGCACAATGCTACGTATTGATAAGATAAGACATATATAAGATTAAGCTTTGCGCGGTGCGCCTGGGAGATGGTCAACGCAAGCAGTGCAATATATGGGTATCTCCAGGCGCTGTGTGGTGATAAGGTTTAATTTATGCCAATGAATAAGTGAAAGCGGGGCAGCGACAAATGCTACCCCGTTAGTAATATATAAGTTAATGTTTATCGTATGCCAGTTCGTCGATGACGATAGTGTCATCATCTTTTATTAAACATAATTTATATCCACAGGCTTTTGCAATCTCAATGAATACGGGAAGCGTTGGGGCGCTCCCTCGGTGCATCACTTGGCGTAAGTATCCATCAGATCTATCCATGACGCGCGATACATCCGTAGACGTCTTACCGCTCTTAGATAAGATATGTTTAATTAATTGTGTTGTATCCATAGTCCTCCGTTCAACGTTTATCACATTCTACCTGCATAAATACAATACGTCAACAAATGTTATGTAGGAATTATGTAGGTAAATAACAGTTGTTGACATTGTAACGATTGTTGACGGATACTACAGCCAACGCAAGGGAGCAACGAGCCACCCGGGCAACGTACCTTAACAACTGAATAGCTCGCCAAGGCGGATACCCCGCACTAGGGATATACGGAAACCTCCGCAACTATGGAGGTTATGCAATGAAGATACAGGATTTAGTAAATCTTATATCGGTAGTTACATCAATAGCCGGTCTGCTTATCGACTTTACAAGGCTTGTAATTGAGCTTGAGAAGGAGAAGGGCGACCAAGACTAAGAAGGGTTAAGCCACCCTCTCCAAGTTTCTGCAGGACTTCGGAGGTGTGAGCTGTAGCCCGGAAAGTTACCAGCTCGGTCCGTATGTCCCTAATGTGGGATACCCCACAAGACAAAGAATATGTAAAGGAGTATACATCATGAGTCAAGCAAGTTCAATGAAGGTTTGCAACCTCTACAAGCACGTTTACAAGCTCCCCTATTGTGCTATTCCATGGCTAGCGGAGATGCCAAGCGACTACCACAACCACGGCATCTACGGATGGAATTGTGATATCTATACGCATAATGAATATGATATAGCTATCACGACTGGTTACCGTAATACACGAGGTCAGAGAGTCCCCCAAGAAATTATTAACGAGTTCGCGACCTATACACCTGGCGAACTCTACACGCATTCAGAAGCTTTCGACATGCTTTGTGAAAAGCTATCCAAGCTTTAAAACTAAAGTTTTACACCCGCGTCTTGGATAAATTCAGCTCATTATGCAGTGGGACGTGTGATTACGAAGGTCCCCACGATAACCAGAATTATAGCCGTGACTACTTCTACCGCATCGTTGAGGTTTACGAAGCCGACTAGTGTAATTCTCAGGGCGCGTGGGAAAAACATGCGCCCTATTTTTTTGACCAATACTATATAATTAATCTGACAATAGAAAGGACGAGCAATGTTCATTTTAGGGGTACTGGTATTGATCGCATTGTACATGTATGGTCCATTGCTATTGGCGCTTTTGATACTAACACCTATCTATGTTTGGTTTATTGAACCTTGGCTAACAAACAGACGTATTAAGCGTATTAAGCGTATATTAAAAGAACGCGAAAACGCCTAAAACATGCACTTTTCCCGCTATCCATCTTTAGGGTAACGGGGATTTTTTATGCATTGATACATTGATTTTCATGTTCCATTGTCTTGCCAAAAAAATAGCCATTGATTAGCGATTTTCGATGTTCAAAAAGTCTAGGTAAAGTCCATTGTTATTGCTTTTCAGAGTCCACAACTTCATTGATTTTGCTCTTAAAAAGGTCCAGCGCCAGGTTGTTTACTATTTCATTGATTGATTTTTCTGCACCATTTGCAGCTAGGCTTGCTGTAGCGAAGTTAATAAAAGCGCGTCCAACTTCTGCAATTTCAATTAAGGTCCAGTTGTTTTGCTCAAAAAAGTCTGCTTGCGCTTTGATGTAATTCATAACTTTGCTATTGTCGTAGATTTCACGCGCGCGTTTGTCCAGCTTTTCATTAGACAAAATCGCATTAACAACTGCGTCTTTAATTACTTTTTCGTTTTTATCCATTGCTTGTCTCCATCGGTAATCATGCGTTGGCTTTTGTTGTTGGAGGAATATTGATATTTTCGGCTTCGTCCTCGCTCTGTATTAAGCACTCCCAGATGCTTTCTTGTTCGCGATATTTATCAAACGTCTTAATGCGCTTCCGTATATTCTCTTTTACCCCATCAGGTCCGTATAGCAGTCCATCCAACATTTTAATTAGCTCGTTACGCTGAATATCTGAATGGATATTTTGAGCAAGCAAAGCACTGTAGATGTATTTACGCAAATCCCAGTGGACAAGCGCAAGGATAACCATGATAAATATTGCTGATACGGCAACAAGAGTATTTGTATCTACGTGCATGTTATCTCCCCTTTTTATATTTAATAAAACTGATTTTCGCCAACGATTTTCGATTTTTGTTATCGATTTTCACTATAACGATTTTCATTTTAGCAAAACGATTTTCGTATTTGTTGGCTGATAAAAATGATTTTGATTCAGACGATTTTCAGAAACGCCGCCCCTAAAAAGTAAACCGGGCAGAAACCGCCGCCCACCCGCACCGGAGGTGCCCAGTTGTTAGACCTTCTGGGGTCCATCATTCTCTCAGATAGCCGCAGCGTAGGACGATTTTTATATTTATTTATCTTAATAATATGTAGTCATGCGATTTTCGTTCGTCGCCATGACATCATCCACGTTTTCGTTAGTTTTACCAAACGATTTTCATCCCAGCCATTCTAAGGCGTTTTAAGGTTTTGATTTTCGTTGAATGAGTATTTAATCGTTAACAATAACTTTCGTTGGCTGTGCATGGTCCAGCACTACACAAGCGGTATTACATTAATTTGCCCAGTTGGTAAATAACTGAATTGATAATGGTAGTCCAGCCAATCAATCGCTTGTTTTGCTTTAGATATAACAGTGTTATGTGATTTATATCCATGTGCATGTGCAATTTTAGTCCATGATTCATTGAACATGTAGCGTGCAGATAATATCTGTTCTAACTCTACTGAACGCCTACGTGATAGCTGTTCCAATACATTCCAGGCTGTATCAATAATACAGTCACACTCTTTTTCGCGTTCATCAAACACATGCAGCTGTTTGTCCAGCATTTGATCTATAGAGTCCATCGGTGAAGATGTGGTTTGTCCAGCTACACTAGGTTGGTATTTTTGATTTTTGATTGTGGAATTGATTTTCTCAGTTCGATAATCATAGATACGCTGCTTATCTTTAACAGCCTGAGCTGCGATTTTCAATAGTTCTTCTGCGTCCATTTGCTCTCCTTTCTTTGGTTAATGATTGGCTCGATATAGTTGCCCAGCTCTACGCATTACAGAGTCAGGTGTTGTATGAAGTTGTTCGCTAAGTGCATCTATAGCTTTTAGCAGGTACTTGTCATTAGATTTTTCCCATTGCCTACCACGCAAATATCTACGTAACTTTAAGCGGTCTATTTTTGCTTTTATGCTGGTGATAGTACGATTTGGGAATATTTTGCTAAGCTCGCTAGCATTGATTTTGTCTCGTGTATTGCAATATGCGTAGAGTCTATCCAGCTCTTTTTCAGTCCAACGGTAGCGTGGCGCTCTACTCATCTTCGTTCAGCTCTTCCCAGACTACGTGTGATTTCTTTTCTTGTGTAGCCTTAAGCAAGCTGGGATTTTTATATGAGCGCTTAGCCATTGAATACAAATGATTGCAGATTTCTTGACGTGATATTCCAAATTTATCTGCTTTAGGAAACACAACATCAACCAGTTCTTGCTCCATTTCGCGTGTCCACTTTTGTGGTTTATAATAATACCCAAGCTCTCGGCATTTCTCGCTAATTGCTCGGCTGCTGCGGTGAGGTAATGCAATTTGAATTAACTTGCGCACTCCTTTATGCGCGTGGATTTGCTTAACTTCCCATGGCTGCCATGATTGATTTCGCCCCATGATAGAACTCCTTTCTTTTGTATTAGATAAAACTTTTTAACGCAAGTTGAGAAAACTCTTCCAGACGCTTCTAGCGTAGCGTTATGTTAAACATCAAAATTACTCTATTTAGAGTAAAATGCGCCTCAAACTTACATTCTAATTTCGCATACTTGCATATTTACCTTGGATAACAGTGTTATTTATTTGTGTCTCTTTGTGTCTCTTCTCAAAAATTAAATGCGCAGGTAAACGGCTGTTTTTGTGTCTCTTATTTTTTCCTATTTTTAAAAGAGGCACAAGCATTTGCGCAGGTAGATATATATATTTTAAAAGTTTGTGTCTCTTATTTTGCAACTTTGCTATTTTTATATATAAACTCGTATACTTAGCGTAATGCGCTATTTCTAATAATAAATATAAGAATAGTAAATTAAATGTAAGAAGAGACACAAATTTTTATATTTTTTATGCTTTACCTGCGGAAATGCTGTGTCTCTTCTATTTTTTAAAAGAGACACAAATACCATGATGTCAATCTACCTGCGATTATGCTTTTCTGGCTATAAAAGCCTTGTCATATCGACCACTTGGTAGCCTTATGCTTCTTCGCTCTAGTCCCATTTCTTTGGTCACATTAAGCGTGAATCGTCTTTTGCTAAATGGAATACGTATACCAGCGTGCCTGCACCAATCACAGTAGCGTGAATACATTTGGCTGGTTGGCTTATTGATGAAATCCTGTTGGATAAGCCGTTCATCATCTAACCATTGAACAACACTACTGTTTTCCTGGCGGACTTGTTCTAATTCTTCCTCCATATCGTCCAATCTTTCAAATATCCCTTTTTCATACAGTTCTTTAACCTCACACATGCCCAAATAAGCCAATCTCTGTAGGTTTCTAGGCGTGTTTAGGACAATATCGTAGTTCGGGACGTAATTTTCATTATCGGGCGTGAAATGCGCTCTGAATGGCACAAACGCGATACGGCGTAAAATACCGTTGGATGAGTCGCCTAGACGTGGAACTTCATTCATAGAAAAAATTAGCGTTGCCCGTGGAGTAAATGAAAATCCATCTCCCCCCTTAATGTCGGTGTACACCGTATCGCCTGTGACTACTTTCTTAAACATGGAAAGCTCTTCACCGCTGACAAAGCCATTGGGAATGTCATCACCAATATTGGCTAATTTGCCTACAATTTGTGATGCTTGGAAGCGCTTTCCTAGTGTTGCAAGCTCTAATGAACTAACATTTTGAGTGCCCAACAGCGCTGTTAGAACCTTGAGAAACGTTGATTTTCCGTTGCTTGCTTCTCCTCCTATATCGTTGGAATATCCAATCAACATTGGCGATTGTGAGACAATGGTTTTAGAACACATTGCAGCGCCTATTACTTGGCACATAAGCTTTTGAGTTTGCTCATCACCAGCAGATAGGCGCTGGATAAATAAATCCGCTTCACCTTCTTTTGTGTTTAGCTTTAGCTCCACAGGTAGTGTGTTTGTAATGTACATTTCTGGTCTTGGCTCAACAAATGTCTCGCCAAGTACGTCCCAGGTACCATTTTTGAACTGGATATATGGCTTTTTGTCCATATCGCGGCTAGAGATAATATATTTAGCCTGTTCCTGGATGTAAGCTACTACTTCACTCTTATCAGATTTTTTGCAGCTATCGACATAATGGGTACATAGCCTGTTGATGGACTTTACCCCCATATCCCAACGTTTACCTGTCCATGCTGCTGGGACACCGTCAATAATTGCAGCGTGATTACGCGAAATAATCTCGCGCGCCAACATGTTATGCTTAATTCCGCCGCCCTTGCGTAAAAATTTGGTTGGATCTGGCAAGTCTTGTTTATCAGCTGTACTAGACTCATTGTGAGCCGTTTTAAGGCTGTTTTTGCTACCTTTTGGGTATTTAGTCGCAGAATTAACTATCCTAGCCAATTCTGACTGCTTAAGTGGTTCTACGCACCGTTCTTGATTAGCTTGCTCAATCTTTCCTTTAATTTCCAAGTCATCAACGCCAAATTCCTGTAATTGGCAAGCGTATTTGAATAGCATGTTATCGCGTTCGCCTTTTTTGATAACCTTAGGCAATTTAAAAGACTGGATAGCTCCTGGCTCACTAAATTTTCTATCACCAGCCTGGCAATACTGGATAAAGTCATAAACACATGCGTCTGCATCTGCTATTTGTGTTAAAGGTGTTACCCAGCGATATTGGTTGCCGTTCTCATGAATTGATGGAGGTGCTACTACATAGCTGCCATCTCCGCGTATATCAATGCCCAACTCGGCGTTGGTGGAAGGATGGATAATACGGTCTACGCGGTAGTAATAATGCATTCCATGCCGCCCCGTCATTGCACATGCTGTGGTTGGTAATTCGTGGAACCGTTCCTCCCAGTCTTGCATAGCGGACAACCCATCTTTTCCATTGTCTTCATCAACATCTAAGTCAATGACGACAATTCCACCTGATTGGGCGCCACAGACAATGCCAATATTTGATTTTTCGTGCTTGGTCCACCACTCATTGGCATTATTGATATCAACACAAGCGCTTTTTAATCCGCCTTGGACAGCTGGGATTTTGCCGCGCTCGGCTAATGGAATAATGGCAAATCCAGCACGTGAATACATAATTGCGCTGTCTTTTAGGCTCATACTCACCTCCTAATATTCAGTTTTGTTATCGGAAAATGTGATAGCTATTTTTTAGTGTAAAAGATTGGCGTCTATCTCAGACCCACAGGCTGCATATCCAGCTATATCAACCCAATTATCGCGATGTACTCCACCCTTATTGCGTGCAATTTTTAATAGAATCATCATGTTTGCTACATCGTCAGATGCAATATCAGTGCTTAAGTAAGCTCTCCATAAGTTAGCAATTGTGTTAAATGAATCTTCAATATCTCCGTATTGGTTTTGTCGCTCGCCACACACAACGTTTTTAGCGTCTTGCAAAAGCTTCTCGCGTTCGCTAATTGGATTACTCGCACAACTACTTGTGAATGTGCTCATAGCCTTCACCCCACTTGCAAAATCCCATAGGTTCGCAGTCAGTCCATTTTTGACGGACGCAATCAAGATGGACCGTATCATAAAAGATGCAGTCTTTGCAGCGTACAATTTCTTCTTGGTTCTCGGCTGCTTCCCTAATACGGCTTAGCCACTCATACCTTTCTCGCTTACGACGAGCTCGTGCAGCTTCTTGAGGTCCCAAGTAGAACTCATGATCCTTTTTGTATTCCATATACTTATCTAGTAACTCCAACGAAATATCTCGAAGAGATTCTTTAGGCATTTCTACTTACCTCCTCATAAGGCTCTGGCAGCGGCATCCAGGCGTCAACAGTTCCGTCGACTGGTAAATTATTAGTAAAACGCCAACCAAAATCACAATCATAGAGTGCTGGACACGTGGCTGTATATGGGTCATCATCAGTAGCGATTGTAATAAGTACAATCTGCCATTCGTAAGGCAACCTCTCACTTACTGGTATCCATTGCATTGTGTCCTCCTTTTCACGCATTTGATCTTCAAAGCTTTTCCTCAGCTCAATAAGAGCATCTAAGCGCTTTTGCTCTAGGTCTCCAAGTACCTCAAGCTCTTCTTCATCGAGCTCAAAAGTTGTGATAGAGCGGTGAGGAGCCAGAGCATCTTGACAGCGTATGATTGCCTTGAGCCTTCTTCTCTTTGGGATAAAAAACTCAAGCTTACGCGCGGTGCGCTTTATCTGCTCGTCAATTGCCGCTTTAATTCCTTCTAGACCAACTTCATATGGGTCTGGTAGTTGCCATCCCATTTATTTGTCCTCCACAATACGCGCGCCACAGTTAGGGCAATAATTCCACCCTATTAGGGGATACATTTTTGTCCGCCCACATGCTGTGCAATGACAGCTGTATGGTTCATCCTCAACCATTTCACACGTGGGGTATATGAGATTAGCAAGCTTATTGAGTGTCTCCGAGTTTGTTCTCAGCGATGATTCAGGGGTAACAGTTAGACCTTTATCATCGGCTATATCATCTACGTTAATCCAGCTATGAAGAAACGCTCCAATAGCCCAAGAGGCAACACCATTGTCTGCGAAAAACCTCAACCTTTCTGCAATCTCTTGCCGCTCGTCACTCATTCGCACACCTCCGTAACGCGAGATCCGCAATTGGGGCAGTAATTAAATGGCTTTTCTTCGCATTCTCCTAGTGCGTCTTCGCAATAATCTGTAAGGTCAGCACCGCACTCAGAGCACTTACACTCCCACTCGTAAACGTGTATACCGTCATGTGCAAACCAAGATGTATTTTTGTAGATGATGCGACATGTAGGGTCAATAAGCCCAGCAAGGCGTTCAAGCAGCTCATCCGTACTATCTTTGTTTCCCGTGTAATTCTCGACACCTATCATTGCTGCAATATCGTAACCGCTTACCCAATCATAGATACGAACGATATTTTCGCGTAGGCACTTTGCAGCTTCTTCGCGCTGTTCGGGTGTTGGATTAGCCATCTTTAGTCCTTACTTACGATTTTTACGCCAGGGATTTCTTGCGGCAAGAAATTAAGCTCATAGCTGTACTTGTCTACAGTTGAGCCGCTTAGATCCTCTACGGTGTAACACGTCCACTCATTGAGATACACAAAGTGCTTGGTGTACTTACCGTCTGGCAACTCACAGGTCACTTCGAGTTCGTTAGTATTGTTGTTCTTATGGATGGAAAACGTACCTGTCAGCTGTAGTGTTACCTGGTCAGAACGACAATTGATAACCGTCAAGCGTCGTACTACGTTGAAGTTATCGGCTTCCTGGCTGATGTTGTGTGATACACGGTCTGCTTCTTTGCAACTGGTTAGACTGAGCGCCGTTATAGCCACGGCAACAATAACAAGCGCTGCTACCGCAACGCTGATAAAACGTTTGTCAATGTTTAAACCAATAAAACTGTCATCCATCTTTACCCCTCTCCCTCTGATACAAAGTTACGACTCTACGCATAACTGTTTGTCGGCTTGCTTGGAGTTTTTCTGCCAAAAAATCAATAGCCGATAAAATATCTTGGTCATCTTTAGGCGTCCACTTGTGGTTCCTTCGTAGACCAACACCTAGCTTCTGGGCATGGTTATTAATCGCGTAAACACTTCTGCCTGGCAATAGCTCATACCATCCTGACCAATAGCAACCATGCCCTTGAGCGTACCCTGCTCTAAGGATGGTGTCTTCTGCTGCTGTCCAGCGGGTCCCTAGGCTACTTCTCATTGCTTGACTTCTCTTTTTGCTCATCTGGTGTGCTTTTGCATAGCTGGAAGATAAAATAAAAAGTTCCAATTAATAAAGCACTGCAAATGATTGGCACTGCTCCCATTACAAAAAGATAGGCACCAAGAGCTATAAAACCGAGGATAATTAAAATCATTTTCTTTTGCTCTCCTTTTGATACATTGACGCAATATGCCCTAAAAGCTGGCTTTTACTAACACGTAGTTCATGAGCCAATGTGCGCAAGTTGTTATGGATAAATGCGTTTTCGGCAGCGTTCCATTTTTTACGCTTGCCTGTAGTCAACCCACATAAATAAGCTTTGCGTGAAATTGAATTAGGCGTGTGACGTGGTAATGCTTGTTTCCAGTAATCGCTTTTATAGCTGTGCCCTTGTGCATAGCCTTGTCTAAGCACATCAAGCTCTTTGGTGGTCCATTCATTGTGTACCCTAGTCACTTGTATTCACCTTCTACACAAGTGTCAGAACCGCGAACTGCATCAATATTGATGTGATAGCCGCATTGATCTACATCTGCATAGAGCAAGCACACGCCAAAGCTTTCTAAGCCTTTCATTTCGTAAGCCTTGGCGTAATGCTTGCATTTTTCGCATTTACCGTGGTAATTCTCACTATTGATGTAGGGATTCTCCGCTGCGTAGTGCTCAGACAAGCTATTCATCATCTGAGACCAGCTCTTCCCACATTGGGTGCAATACATCAGACAGCATGCTTAGCATAACGTCAAAGCTAATGTAAGACGGGATGTTCTTACACGCGTTTTCTGCCCAAGACTCGAACCCATCTTTTCGAGCACATTCCGCATCTTCCAGAATCCAAGAGTAAAAATTGTTATTTATATACTCTTGCTTACCTAGTTTGCATAGCTCTTCTTTGAAACGCCTCGCAGAGGCTGGATGCGCTGGTGGAAGCATATCATGCAAGTGCTCATTCTCTTCTTTTAATAGAGCAACTTCGTCTTGAAGTTCAGCAATACGATAAATTGCATAGTCCTCAGAGTTTGTAACATAATGAGGAATGGATGTATGGTTGGGCATATTCCCTGCCTTTCAAAATGCATAAAATATATGCAAAAATGTATATTACTTTTCGTAATTGACGCCTAGCAACTCGCAAATAACGCGCCCTGTTGAGCGTTTATTGCAAAACATAAACTCGCATCCATATTTATATTCAATGGTGCGCATAATGCGTGCTAATGTGCTGCCCTGCATTGGTTTTTGTTTGCGTGCAGCACAACGCATAGATACTTTTGGGTCACAATGTCCAAAGCGTCTTTTATCGCATTTTTGGCAAACATTACTTGTCCATTGTGCGACATCGTCCACACAATGGTATGGATGTCCAACTTCAATTAAAACAATTAGTTTGTATCCAGCTTCATTTGCACGCTTAATTTCACGTGCAAACCTAGCGTGGTCACGCCCAAAATTAGACGCAACCTCCGCTAAATTTTGTTTGGTGTCTACGCTGATATTAGATTGGCTGGTCATATAATCGCCAAAGTCCAGCTTTTTGTATTCAAACTGGACTTTATGGGCGGTAAACCAATTATCTATATTGCTGTGCTTATTTGCTTGTTGCCTAGTGTCTACGTAGATTACGGGCGCTTCCATTAGCGAAATGGAATATCAGATAAGTCATCGTATGTAGAAACAGGCGCATCACGTTCGAGCTTCTTTGGCTCACGTGCCTTAATCTCGCCATTGCGCACCTTATCGGCTGCTACTACTTGGCAGACGTTAAGACGAGTGCGCACCTTTCCTTCGTACTCATACTCCTCCTCTTGGAGGTTAAGGCCGACTAAGCGATTGACAAACATGTCTTCTCGCCCTGCATCAAATGCTGCAAAACCATCAAACCCTGGATTTGAGTCGTTGATAGCGTTCAAGCGTCCTTTTAACATACCAAACGCGCTGTCCTTGTAGCTCATAAAAAAGTGATGGGCGTAAGGGTGAGTCTTGCCCCAATCATCAGAGTAAAACCCTGCATACCCACCCTCTGCAATGTCAAAAACAATTTCAAGGTACTCTTTGCTCTCGTTGTCTTTCACATCAATAATCTTAGCTACATACGGACCTGCTGGTAGACGGGTGAAGTCGTCTGAACTCTCTGTGATCTCTTTCCACGGAATATTCTTACGCATAATTAACCTCTTTCTATAGTTTGTGCTAATGATTCTTCAAATGCTCGGTCTCGCTGGTCAAATACATGGTGTTTTTGCTCAACAGCAGAATCCAAAGCATCAAATGTCCTATCTGCTGCTAAATCTTCATCGCATCCTTGCTCAACTAGAAATGCAAAATACATTTCACAGGATGCTAAAAGCTGGTCATAGATTGCCTGAGAAAACATAGGCTATTTCACCACTTTTAGTGGCTTTAGCTCCCAGTACTCACGTATTGCGTTATCTACTTGCTTTAAGTCGTTGTCCATGTTATCTGGCAGCATATCTATTGGCGCTTTGGCTAAATTGGTCCCATCATTAGCTGTGACAAAAATATGCTTACCATCATCAACGCGAGTATTGATAACAATTGGGAACAATCCCTCAATACAGAGCTTTTCGTCCAGCATCTTTCCAATACTGCGAACCTTTTCTTTACCAAAAGCGTCTGTTTCTGGGTGCATTAAGAAATACACCACTGTGTCTTTGCTGGTTTGCGCCGCGGCTACAAGCAACTTCTCAAAAGACAACGCCATATCAACAAATTTTGAGTATCCATTGTCTTTAGCTCGTGCAAAGTTATCAAACGCCATTAAATATGTGGCATCATCAATAACATAAGCGTTATATGCGTTTTTCTGTAACGCGGGAATAATTGACTTATACGTTGCTCCGTCCATTTTGGGCAAATGCCCCCGAAATGGTAGTGGTTTGGATGCCACGTTGAAGATAGCAAGCTCGCCGTCTTTGAAGTTGCGGAGACTGGTAGACTTTCCTGAGCCGGATGCGCCTAGCACCATTACACAAACGCCCATTATTTTTCACCATCAAGCAGCGGGAATACATTACCCATGCCTAGCTCGCCCATGATTGCGTTAACTTTGGCAGGGTCTACTGTAAGTGTTGTGCCGGTTGGACGTGGTGGTGTTCCTACTTCTTGAACTTCGCATCCATCAGGAAGTTCGCCATTGTTTAGTAGCTCGGCTAAAACTTCTTGTTCATCGTCCACTACGATGTGCTTCTCTTCGTGGGCGTACCCATTCTCAAGTGCCCAATCCAGCCATGCCTTGCGGTCCTGGATACTAAGCACTGTCTTACGTGTGTCTTTGGATACTTTAACTGAGTAAGCCCCGACTTTTTGCCCCTGGATAAGAGCATCGCGTGACTTAACTCCTGTGCTGAGATAGCCGTCAATTAAGGCTGCGTCTAGCTGTGCGCGTAGCCCAGCACCTTTTGTAGATACATCAGACGCAATAGCCTTGTAAACTGCTTGCTCGATGTATAGGCGCTCAAATGGCGTTAGCTTATTTGACATTAACTTTCACCCTCTTTACAACTGGAGAACCTAAAACTGTGACGAAGCGGGGAACAATGTAGTAATCACACTTCATCAGTCGTGCAAGTGTTTTAGCTTCTTGCTCAAACAAAACCGCTGCAAAAGGCTCAGTTTTCTCTTTCTCGACCAATACAAATACGCCTGCTGCTGGATCTGTTTCTTTCATTACTTTTCCTCCGTTTCATCTGTGTTTGTAGTTCTGCTATTGAACTCTTCGATAGCTTCTGTATCTGTATGTGCAGATAAAATGAACCCACCGTGTTTAGGGTGGCGCATAAAGTAGCTATTCATAAAGCTGGACTTTTCAAGCTTCCAATCACCCTTTGTTACAAGAATGTTTCCAAAAGGCTTTGGATTTTTTGGCGATTGCTTCTCAACGTGTTTACTCACGCTGTAGTTGCCGAACAAAACAGCCGTGAAGTTATCTAGCATAAAACAGCCAACCCCCACTCAAGCAAAAGTAGAGCGGCGATAATGCCAGCTGCCCCCAGCCAATCTCTCCATGTGTAATAACTGAAAACCTCTAGCAAATCATGTACCATATCTACATCCCCTTTCGGTGGGATAGCCACCTAGCCTTAGCCTTTGAAACTCGGTAGGTGGCTTTATTCTTCGATTTCAAGTGTTAACCCGTACTGTTTAGCAAGCCTGCGCGTATTAATGCGCCATTGCTTGCCAATCTTTACTGCAAAAATCCTTCCAGTCCTACATGCTTCTGTGATTGTTGAATATGGCGCGCCATTTAGTACGTGCGCCGCCTGTGCCACAGTAAGTAGTTGTGGATAGGTTTTGTGTTCCATCGCACCTCCTCTTGATTTGTGCGCGGATAAAACTTTGGCAGTTCTTAGTCCAGTGCGTTAGTAACTCGACATAAGCAAAAGACGCATCGGCAATTGCTTATCTCGTGCTATTCGGTTGTTAAGGTACAATGGTGCTTAATTGCTAAGACAAATCAGTTCGTCAGATGAGCAGTTGTAAATAACTGCCATTTTTCGCAATTTTTCAGCGGAAGGAGCAGTCTCTCCGTTCTCCCACTTATATAAAGTTTGAAGAGAAACCCCAATTTCGGACGCTGCTACTTCTGGGCGCAGCTCCGCTTGTTTACGGAACTTCCTATAATTGTTTGTGCGCTCCATTAATGTTTGTCACCCCCCCTTTTGTATAACGAACTGTTTACAGAGTATTCTTTTCGTTATATTCTGTCAACAGAAAAGTATAAATATTTTTATTTTTTGTATTCCTACTGTTATACTAAATAGAACAGAAAGGAGAAAAAATGGACTTTAAAGAGCAATTAGGCGCACGTATTGCCAGTGCCCGTGGATTTAACCGTTTGGGGCAAAGTGAGCTTGCAGAAATGATTGGCGTGAGTAAACAAACCATATCTAATTGGGAGAATGGTCGCAGAACGCCCGACGCCGACCTGATACGTAGGCTGTGTGAAATTCTTGGGTGCACCTCTGATTACCTCCTGGGCTTGACAAACTCTTTTGCACAGAAAACATAGCGCAAACGTTATACAGAACACATGTTCTATACTACAAAATCGCTCGGACACTTATTGATGGGGTAGTATGGGCAAGATAGATACGCAGGTAAAGTATTATTTTTAGTAATATTATTACAACGTTCTTATATTTATTGCCCAGCTACATAAAGGCTGGTAGATGTATAAGCGCAAAGGCAAATTATTACTGCCAGTAATATAGTGATATTGAGGACGTGAAGATATGCACTTTGGTAATAATGTAAAACGCTTACGTGAATTGCTTAATCTCACACACGAAGAATTTGGGCAAGCCATAGGCTATTCACAGTCTGCTATATCTGCTTGGGAAAGTAAGCGGACTTATCCACGTATTAATACGCTTGAGCAAATAGCTTGTGTATACGATATTCCAGCTTGTACGCTACTTGATGAGCACGCTCTAGATAATGCGTCTGTAGTAGATGGGTATATCCAGCTTGCGCATAAACGCCAAGCTTACCAGGTGCCACTAGTAGATAATCTGTATGCTCACAGCATATTAGAAGATACGCATACGTCTACTCTATATAGCATCGCCCCTGAGCTTGCAAAGCTTTACCCAGATAGCTTTTTTATCGAGGTGCCAGATGATTCTTTGGACTTACTCTTGCCCATCCATGCTCTAGCTCTCATTGTGCCTATGCGTGCGATGACGAAAAATAATGATCTTTATTTAGTAGCAGTAGACGATGAACCAGCAATACTACGGCGTGTACGTAAGCTTAATAATGGCTATGAGCTGAGCTGTGAGTCAACAGATGCAACCTACCGCCCACGTGTCTTTGATTACAGTATCGGCTGCACACAGCAGATCACTATTCTTGGAAAACTGGCATGGTACATGATGCCGTACGATTGGAAGTTTTAACTTATTATCCTACAACAAGAATATATAATGTAGGTTGTTGTCAAACCATTAAAGAGGAGTAAAAAAATGGAAGAAAAAGTCACTAGCCAGGACAAGGTACAAAAAGAGACAGTTCAAGAACCACCCCTCCAATCACCTCAACCTAGTGCAACACCAATTGAAGAATATGCCGCAACGGCAAAGAAGGCATTTATTTTTTCATTAGTTGCGGTTGCTGTTTGTGTAATCATGGGGTTAATGGCAGGCAATAGCGTAGCAAAGGCACAACATGATGTTCTATTTGCAGATTCTCTTAGCTCATCTCGTTATAGCTCTATCGATGAAAGCGATAAATTAGAAAAAGCGGAAAGTGCCGTTGCCTTAATTATGGGTCTAACGTATATAGCGTCTGGAGCAGCTGGAATAAGCTGCATGGCATATGTTGGCTCTTCTATGTTAGTAGCTTATAAAAAATCATAA